GTCACTACATGAAACCACTAGACCCTGAGTATGTAGAAGAAATGTCTAAAGAAGGTTTCGACCCACACTTAGACTTAGCCAAACACGCAGGTGTTATTACACAAGAAGATATAGACAAACATAACAGCGGAGAAAGGTCTTTAACACCCCTGCGTAAAAATTATAAAGTAGTTAACTACAGTGCTACTTATGGTGTTGGTGCTTCTACTCTATCTCGGAACACTAAGGACGCAAAGAAGCTCCTAGAAGCCTTCTGGTCACGTAATTGGTCAGTCTATAAGGTGGCCAGTACAGCCCGTACAAGGGACTTATTTGGCTCTACATGGCTATACAATCCTGTATCAGAATTTTGGTACAGTCTTAGAAGTGACAAAGATCGCTTCTCTACATTAAATCAAGGAACAGGAGTATTTTGTTTTGACAGTTGGGTATCTTTATGTCGTAGCTACGGAATTAAAACCATCGGGCAATTCCACGACGAAATCATCGCACTCGTACCAGAAGGTAACGAAGAACAAACTAAGGTCACAATGGAACAAGCTATTGAAAACCTTAACAATAAGTTAGAATTAAACGTACCACTAGGTGTAGATGCACAGTTCGGTAAAACATACGCAGACATACACTAACTTTATTTTTTAGGTTACGTTGACATTTAACGAAATTAGACATTATATATATATACCAACAGCCGAAAGGAACTCGACATGGCTAAATACACAATGGATATGGTTTTAGAATATGCAAGAATATTCCCAGAAAATGCAGACTTGGGAGATCCAGAAGGGTCTAGGACTGCACAGTCAGTACATCAAAAAGGTGGACAGTATATAACCAACGCTTATTTTACTGAAGAACAACAGATACAACACTTAGAGTCAGAAGGTTTAGATCTACATCCTATGAATAGTGACAGGATAAAAGTAGGTAATCAAGACTTTGGTGTAGGTAAGTACATGAAGGTTAAACGACTATTAAGTGACGTTAAGAATTTTGTTAATAGAAAAGGTGAGGACATTACGATAGATTATGGCGGCGCACCTACAGTAGTTAACTTGACTGAAGGCAGAGAAAAGAAAAGACTATGGGACTACAATGAAGATGGTCTAATAGGAAATGGAAGTAAAGCTAAAGTTCAGTTTGAAGTGTATGCTAACGGAGCAGGTGTACGCCTGTTAAACGTAGGTGTAACAGAACACGTCATTTATGACAACGAAACTATAAGTGAAGATGATGAACTATTTATCGTATAAGGAATTATTATGAGAGTAAGTGTTAATGCGTATATGGAAAAAGACGACGATGGTTACAGCGGAAGTGTTGATATGAGCAGGGATGATATTACAGAAGCCCATGAGTTAGCTCAACTCTTTGCTGAAGCCGCACATGCTTTTGGTTTTACCTATGTTAAGTCTGTAGGCTTTGAGTGTGAAGATGGTGAAATGATGTGGGGTGACACTTAAATGGATATGGGGAAGGTTCTAATCGACGGAGATATTATTGCTTATCGTGCGGCCTTCTCCTCTCAACAAATGAGATCTGTAGATACAAGAAATAAAGTTGATATTCTCATAGAATCCATTCTAGATAACACTGTATATTTTCCTGAGCTTGGAGTTGATTATTCTGTATACCTTACAGGTAAAGATAATTACAGGTATGATATAGCTAAGACATTACCTTACAAGGGAAATAGAAGACACGTTGAGAAACCTAGACACTTACAGTCCGCTAGAGATTACATGGAAAGTAAGTATAAAGCAATTATAAGTGAAGGAGAAGAAGCTGATGATCTTATTTCTAAAGAAGCCGCCAGACTAAACTATAAGGCTTGTGTAGCCTCTGTAGATAAAGACATGCTACAGTTACCCTGCTGGCATTTTAACTTTGTTAGAGGCGATTATGTTAAGGTAGAACCCTTCGGGGGAATTAAGTTCTTCTATACTCAGATACTAACAGGAGATACAGCAGATAATATTGCTGGTCTGTTTCGTGTTGGTCCAGTAAAGGCTAAGAAAATTCTAGATGATGCAGAGACAGAAGAAGATCTCTGGGATTGTGTAGTTAAGGCCTACGATGGAAATGAAGATAGAGTTATAGAAAACGCTAGGCTGTTGTGGCTTAGAAGAGAAGAGGAAGAGATATGGCAACCACCAAGAGTAAGATCCGACAGCAAGCTATAAAGAATGGTTATCGTTCTGGGCTTGAGGATGTCATATCAAAAGACCTCAAGGACAGGGGTGTAGACTTTGGCTACGAAACAGTTAAGATAAACTGGAAGTTAGTAGAGAACAAGACTTACACCCCTGACTTTATATTACCTAATGGTATCATAATTGAATCTAAAGGAAGGTTCGTACCAGAAGATAGAAAGAAGCACCTAAAAGTTAGAGAACAAAACCCTAAACTTGACATAAGGTTTGTGTTCAGTAATAGTAGGAACAAGATACGTAAAGGATCTAAGACTACATATGCTATGTGGTGTGAGAAAAATAACTTTCTATATGCAGATAAAAGGATACCCGACGAATGGATCAAATAACTTATCATGTACACAGAGTAATCAATGGACCGTTCCAATGTCCTGAAGGTGATTGGTGGTTAACGTGTAGTGTAGAAGATGTAGAAGCTAAGGAGATGTTTGAAGACGATATACCATTTATTAACTTTGATGCCGCTTATAAATTTCAATCCTACTTTTTATCTACTATAGATCCTATAGTTATAAATATACCCTACGAAGGAAATGATTATGTCTAAGACAGCAGTTGTATTTAGTTGCGCTCATAGTGACCCGACTACAAGTAATGAAAGATTTGATTGGCTAGGAGAATTAATATATGATGTTAACCCCAATTACATTGTCGACCTTGGGGATGGTGCTGACATGCGCTCTCTCAATAGTTTTGATACTCGCAGTCCTGAGGCTATTGTCAGTCAGAGCTATGAACAAGATATTGAACATTACAACGAATCTATGGATAGGCTTAGACAAAAGCCCAGCCAACGAAAATACAAAAGACCTAGATGGATTGGCTTCGAAGGCAACCACGAAAATAGAATCAAGAGGGCGCTCTCTAGCGACCCCAGACTTGAGGGAGACAAATACGGGATTTCCTTCGGGCATCTTCAGACGGACTACTGGTTTGACGACTACCACGAATACAGAAACTCAGGACCATCTATAGCTGAATATGATGGTGTGTCGTATGCTCACTTCTTCCAAGCAGGTAACTTCGGTTCTGCTGTATCTGGATTACACCACGCTAATACACTGTTAGGTCACAGATATAAAAGCTCTACTTGTGGCCACAGTCATAAGCGTGACCTAAAGTTTAAGGATGGAGCTAGGGCTATAGGACTTGTAGCAGGTTGCTTTAAGGGTGCTGAAGAAGGTTGGGCAGGTCAGTCTAATCTTGATTGGTGGAAGGGCGTAGTAATCAAACGTGAGATAGACAATGGTATGTATGAGCCAGAGTTTGTGTCGTTAAAGAGGTTAAAGGAGTTGTATGGGTAAGCGCAGTAACTTTGAGAGAGTACCTAGAGATTACTACCCAACACCCATAGAAGCTGTAGAGCCTTTACTAGCACACTTACCTTACGCATTTGATTATGTAGAGCCTTGTGCTGGTGACGGACGTTTAATAAGACACATAAGTAAACTAACTCAAGGTACAGGAGAATGTATATATGCTAGTGACATTGAACCAAGACATACTGACGTATTTACTTCTAATGCTCTTAATCTTGATTTTGGTGGTTATGGAGTAATGGACTACATGATAACTAATCCACCTTGGGACAGAAAAATACTACACCCATTGATAGACCATTGGTTGTCTATATGTCCCACTTGGTTGTTATTTGATGCTGATTGGATGCACACTAAGCAGTCAGCTTTGTTTATGACTTATTGTTCTAAGGTTGTATCAATAGGCCGTGTTAAGTGGATAGAAGGAAGTAAGAGTGTAGGCAAGGACAACTGTTGTTGGTACTTGTTTGACTTATATAAAGAAGATATGAAACCAACAGAATTTTATGGAAGAGTAGTATGACAATAGGATTTAGAGATTATCAAAAGACAGCAGTTAGCTTTGCTATATATCCTGCAACACATAAGGTTCTATACCCAACCTTGGGCTTATGTGGTGAGACTGGTGAGGTAGCTGAGAAGGTAAAGAAGCAAGTTAGGGATGGTGTGTTTAATCGACACGAGGTAGCAAAGGAATTAGGTGATGTACTCTGGTACTTAGCTAACTTAAGTAATGACATTGGTTATAACTTAGATGAGATAGCTGACATAAATATAGAGAAGCTAACAAGCCGTAAGAATAGAAACAAAATAAAAGGATCAGGAGATAACAGATGAGTACTATTAATATAGAAGGTA